CTACAAAAAAAAATGAAAAATCAATCAAGCACCGATGTGTTTGATGTAGATAAGCGCGATATCACATTATATCAGCTGGACAGATTAGCAAGGGTGAAACGATACAAAAATCTATGTGGCTCACTAGAGAATGAAGAACGTATCGGACATGACGGGAAAGTCAGGAAAGATTTCGACCAACTTCGACCAAATACGAAGTTGAACTTGCTAATAGGTAATAGGTTCAAAATGAATCCACGAAAGAAGACGTTCGCTAAATGGGTTTATCAAGTAAGGAAGTATTACGGGGCGGTAACAGTATTAATAATACGAGTCATATACTATTTAATACTGATAGGCATGAGATTTCGGCCATTGAAAGCAGTAACAAAGTCATTACTTACAACTTTCCGAGGAGAAAAACTATATTCCATAAAACCTGTTTCTTTTTATGGTATAAAGAATCTAGAAATTTATCATAAACATAAAGTTAAGCCTATTTGTATACTTAATGGAAAGCCAATGGCTACAGGGGGAAGAAAATGTATACAAAAAGCCCCAATATTTTTGGGAGACAATCACCATATCCCAACCTATTACAACAAAGACCACAGCAATTTGCTGGTATCATTAATAGATCGGGTCCTAGCTAAACAGAGAGATCCAAACAAAGAATGTTTGAATAAATATAGGCAATTTATCAGGAATGTATACATCCCAGAGATACTTCAAGGAGTGTGGTTGTACTCACGAAGACATCCAATAGTATACGATAGAGATGAATATAGAAAACATTTGACAGGGAAAAAAGCGAAAGAATTCGATAGAGCAATAGCAAACTTGAAATCTGGCCAGATAAAACAAAAATATAAGGCCATGATGAAAAGAGAAAAACTCTTCGATGATGATGGGAAACCCCCTGATCCTAGGAATGTCAATGTACCATCAGATGATGAAAAATGCCTAATGGGACCCTATTTCTATGCATTCGAGAAAACAATCAAAAATATATTAGCAGCATACTGTCCATCCTGTTCGATATACGATTTGGGTCTATATATAACTAATGTGATAAGAGCAATCAAAAATCCTATAATATTAGCCACAGATGTTAAGCGCTTTGATGCATCTATGAGAAATGTAGTGATGCAAGAAATGAATGCCTTATATGCGGAATTCGACAATTACATAATGTCGAATATTCCAGCTGAATATCTTGCATACCTTGACCATACTGGACTACAGTTGAAAGTAGATAGGGTTGGGATTATGTTTAAGATGAAATGTGACA